ATGAAATGCCCATTTTAATTCCATCAGTAATAAGAGACTTAAGAAGTTGGCCCATTGGGGTATTAAGCACTTGAGACTTACCCATGAAGTAGTTACCGTTTTGTTTTAACTCGGTTACTAAGTGACAGGCATTAACAGGGTTAACCTCTGTTGATTGTGGGTGATTCATTTCACCGATAGCCCGACGGGACTTAACCATCTCATCAGTATAACGGTTAACCTCTTTTACCATCTCATCTAGTTTATAGATACGGCCGTTTTGATTCTTTTGTTCGGCCATTAAGAATGGACCGGTGATGTAAAGTTTTTGTTCACCTTGACGATTTTTTTCCTCGATCATGAAATCAAGTCCGTCATGGATGTCTTCGACTAAGAATTTAAGTCCCATAGGTTTCTATTATTTAATCTACTATGTCGTAATTTCTCCAGTTAAAATAGCATAAATATTGCCAGTATGTTTACAGCATTATTAGCATTTGCAGCTCTCCTGGTAGCAGGATGTGCAGCTTATTTCTCAGTACTTGGTATCGCAACACTATTCTCCGGACACTTTTGGTCGGTAGTTATTATGGCTGGTTCCCTTGAATTAGGTAAATTAGTCTCCACTTCTTTCTTATACCGTTATTGGAATAAGACAGTTTGGTTCTTAAAGATTTATATGATAGCGGCTGTATTAGTGCTCATGGGTATTACCTCATTGGGTATCTATGGTTATCTATCTTCTGGTTATCAAGTTAATGCTGGTAAGACCGAACTCATCGATAATAAAGCCTCTCTTATAGTACAGCAGAAAGATAATATATCAAAAGAGATTGAACAAATTAATTCTCGTATTAATACATTAAACGAAGCTCGTAAGTCTCAAGAAGCAAGATTACCTCAAATGTCTCGACGTTCAGCTGCACCTGTCTATGAAGACATGGCAAGATCAGCTGAAGAGATCAAGAGTCTCAATGCCCGTGTTCAAGAACTTCAAACATTAGTATTCGAAAAAGATAATGAGCTCATCACTCTAAACTCTGAAGGTAATGCAGTACATGATATTGGCACTTTTAAGTTTGTAGCAGAGTCGGTTGGATTACCTCTTGATACAGTTGTAAAGCTTTTTATCTTGGTTATCGTTTTAGTATTTGATCCTTTAGCTGTATGCTTAGTTTTAGCATATAATATTGCTAGAGGAGGTTCTATATTAAAAGAGACAAAACAGAAGCAGCTACTTGTCGATACACCAGTACCTGCTCAACCTAAAACTAAAACAATTGTAACAGAAGAGATAATTGAAGAAGTAGTTCCAGGTTCTGAAAAGACTAGAAAATATTCTTCAAAGGCCTAGGTGTTTCTCAGTCAAGACAACAAATTCTGACCCCTTTTTAGTTGCAAACTGAGTTGCCGCCTCCCACTTAGCTCTATTTTTAACATACTCAGCTTGGCGTCTAAGAAGAGATTTTGTGTTCTTAGTAGGTGCAGGAGGTATAGTTTGTATAGAGGGTTTAATTTCTATAAGGTACTTTTTAATTTCGCCGTTTTTGTTCTTTAGAGTTATATTAAAGTCTACAAAATAACGAGATACTCTTTGAGTCAGAGGGTTTTGATAAGGTACAATAATTGATTCAGATCCCCAGGAGATGACAGCCGGATTGTGATCAGCCCATCTCATGAACTTAATTTCATATGATGATCGATATAAAATTGGCAAAGTACCTTTGTACTTGTCTTTGTTAACAGGGTTGAATATCCCTTGCTTAAACTTAGATGTTCTTTTGCGGTTCATTCACCAATTCTTACAAGAAAAGTATTTTGCGGTGCCTGGTTTAGCGGTTGAGCATTTATGACGAGCTCTAAATGATTTACGCTTTTTAGGATTAGACTTTTTAATTCTTAAATTAGGATCACCGTAATGCACTCTTTTAAGTTTACCATCTACCCTGGTACATCTCATGTATTTTTTCGAAGCCCTACTTGAAGGCATTTGCTTAGTAACCTTAGTACATCTGCCACCTTTTGCTTCTGTTAAAATTTCAGTTACAAGGTTATTAAAGTTCATAAAGTTATTTAATTAAATTTACAAAATTTGAAAATTCATTATCAATAATTAAACAATAATTGTGTCCTGCTTCTATTACTCCCTGCTTTTTATTATTTAAATTATTCTCTGTTTGTAATTTTGCTATATACTTACTTTTTATTTCAACAATTAAATCATATTTCGGTATATAGAAGTCAGGATAGTAATATCTTATTTTGTTATCTTGTAAATATTTGATACGTTTAGGAGAGTAATTTATATCTTTTTCATTCAATAAATTATTTTTTAACACAAAATCTAAGAATTGAGGTTCATAACCTTTAAGTTTTACTATTTCTCCAGACGGTAAAATATAGTTTTTAATTTTATGTAAATTTTTTAAGCGCTTACGAGCTATAATTTCATTTTGATTAGTTAATACAACTGATTCTGTTTTTGATCTTCTGGGTATATTATTTTTATCAAAGAATAAAGCTACTGTAGGGGCACTGCAGTTATATAAATTACCAATATCTTTAAGAGTTAGGTTATCGTTATAATGTAATTTATAAACTTTATCTATATCTGATACTGGTATTGCGTTATTCGGTTTACTTCTATAAGCAGGTGTGTGAATATTATTTTGTATTAAGAATCTAGCTAAAGAAAGATCGGGCACATTAAAAGTATTAGCAATTTGTTTTATAGAAATATTATTACTATAAAGTTGTATTATTTGTTCTTTAAAAGGTGCTAGTGTTTTTTGATGGTTTAAAGAAGGTTTCAATGAACTATATTTTTTAATAAGAGTTTTTATAGAAGAAATATCAACATCATATTCTTTTGCTATTGCTTTTAATGAAATATTATTATTATATTTTTTAATAATATTATTTTTTTCTTTATAGATAGAAGATAGTTTAGGTTTTCTAATAAGAGTAGACTCAAAACGATTGTACGTTTGAATATTATTAGAAGTAAGAATTCTTTTAATATGACTCTGAGATTTATTAAATTTCTGAGAAACTTTTAAAACAGAATTTGTTTCTTTGTAACAATTTATAATTTTTTCTAAAACATCTTGAGTAAAATATAATATATTTCTTTTACTTGTGAAAGGGTTTATATACATGCATTTAAAAATGGTAAAACAATACTTGCAGCTGGTATTAATGTCTTCATTATAGCTCCAATAAAGAACATAGCACCAGTCACATCTTCGTATGTATTCTTTAATTCTTGTTCTAAAGAGTCTCTTTCACTAATACCCTGAGACATAAAGTCGGTATAGTTAACCTGACCGCCACCAAAGAGGTTTGTGCCACCGTATTTACCTCTTACATTACCTACTGTAATCTTTGATAATGCTAAAGCGTATCTGTAAATCCATCTTTCGTTAATAAGATCTTTAACTGGTCTTTCTAAGTAACAACCAACAATACCCATATATGTTTGCTCAGGGATTGGCTCAGGTATAATTCTTAGAATTTGATTCTTAGGATCAAAACGATAATGCGGGGTCATGGCTAGGACCTTATTACGGGTGTCAATAAAGCCTTTGAGAATTTCCCAACTAACAAGATCAAATCCAAAGTTACCAACCATATAGCTAGAATAGATTTGCTGGGCCATGGCCTGTTCTAGCGTAAAGAGTGTATTAATACCTGTAGTTTCACCGTATGAAAAAGAGAAGCAGTCTAACACTCTTCTATATGAGTTTAAATCATAATCATAACCAGCTGACATATCAGGGGTAAACGATGAATACATTTCCTGAGTTTGATTAATAAGCGTATCAACTTTGATGCCTTTACCTTTTTGATACAATTTAGAATCAAAAACCAGAAATTCCTCAGTGTATCCAGCATACTTAGTAAAGAACTCCATAGCTTGAGCGATGTTGTCATAGATCTGCTCATTAGCTATTTCAACGTTAACTAAGGGCTCTCCCATTTGTCTGCGAATTCTCTGTGCTAATGCATCATAACTCGTAATAACCGAGTTAAAGTTAGTTGAGCCTGATGTATAGCGTGGAAGAACGTTCATATTAGTTATTTAATCCTTCAAGAATAAATAATAAAGACGGTTAGGTATGTAGTTTGCGCTACTTACCAACCCTTGGATAACTAAGGGCTGTCCCGTCACTCTAATTATGGATAACTTACAAAATACTATACACAAAAATATTAAAAATAATACCACAAATGCTGGTATATATAAAATAAGCTGCACTTCTAACAATCGCTTTTATATTGGAAGTTCTTTACATATTAATACCCGTATAAGAACTCATTTTAATCACTTACGTAAAAATAAACATCTTAATAAGAGTTTACAAAATTCGTATAACAAACATAATGAAACATCTTTTATAGTTGAATGTATTGAGTGTGTTAGTAAAGATATTAACTATAAAGATTTAATTTTATTAGAACAAAAATATTTAGATACATTAAAGCCTTGGAATGAAAAAATAGGTTTTAACAATTGTAAGATTGCTGCTAAACCTCCATCGAGAACAGGAGCTGTTTTTACAGAAGAGCATAAACGTAATATTGCAAACGCACAAAAAGAGAGGCACAAGTATCGGGATTCTAATTATATAAGCCCTTTAAAGGGTAGGACAGCTAAAGAGATACACGGGCCAGGTTGGATCGATCCAAGAAAAGGTAGACGAGTAAAATTTAATACAAGCGGGAAGAAGGATATTTCTTTATTAACACTATTTCACGTACAAACAAACAATACTGTAACAAAAACATGCTATGAGTGGAGAAAAGAAGGTATTGACGTAAACGCTTTAAAATGTAACAGACAAGTTACATCTAAACATTGGTCTCTTTATAACTCCGGAAGATTTCCGTAATAACCATAGGGCTCTGAAATATCTCGAGCATTTTCATCGATAATGCACTTTGCTGCTTTATCATTAGATTGTTCATATGGTTCTACAAGCTCTTCTGGATTTTCACCGCCAGCTTCCCGCCCGTAAAAATTATCGTCATTGAACTGGATGTTTTTTTCTTCTTTTGGCGCGCCCGGTTCTGATGAGTATTCCCAACGTTTACATTTCATAACCCAGATATAATGCCCCATGAGAGAGTTTGCATTAAATTGTAAATTCTGATCATCGCGTTCTGTTATTTCATACACAGGTGCTCCTCTGCCGCCTGGTCTGTCTCCAAACCCACCATACTCTTTTAATTCAATTAAGTCACCTGCTTTCGGTTCTCTATATTGACCAAATTCTTCTTGGAAGGAAGATATATGCATGACACAAGTCATGTCACAATCAGCCATAATACCAAACTTAGAAAGCATAATAGCGTCATTAGTAATATCAGTAAACATGACCATAGGTCCTGCACTTACAAATGTAGCTGTAGTATCTTCACCGTAAAGGTAGTAATGGGTAGAAAGAGTGTAGCCGTGGGTATAATAAGTTACCTCGGCCCCGTAATGTTCTATCTGTTCTTTCCAATAACCAGATACTAGGGACCGTTCGTTATCATTTATTGTTTTGTCTAGATAACGGACTTTTTGCATGTTTAGATTTTAGTTAATTTTTTGAGACCTCTCTTAGGAGAGTATTTTGCAAACTTCTTTTTCTTATCAATATCTTTATGAAGGTTATCGAGATCAAATGTTGACTCTCCAAGGAATCTAGGCTTCTTAATCCACTTCTCTGTAAAGGGGTGATATATGGCAGCATATCTTTCTTTATCTAAGTCTCTAATTGTAGGAATATAATAGATAGGGTGAAGAGAGCCTGTTGCTAGTCTTCCGTTAATATCTTTAATTGTTTGAAGAATTCTTTCTTTAAGCATATCGTCTAAATTAATTTTATTAATTTGGACTAGGATATTAATTGAACATTTGGCAGAGGAGTTTTCATCTAAAACAGGTCCTACCATAAAGTAATCCCAGACTCTTTTTAAGTTACCTTGACCTTCAGCCTGGTTGATACGATCAATATCTTGAAGTATTTGAGTCTTAACTTCAGGTTGTAGTTTTGGATCTCCGCCACCTGGAAGGAAGTACCAAACTCTAGGGTCTAATGAATTAGGTGAAACTGGATCTGTATGGTACTTGATATAATCTTTAAGCTCTTTTTCAAACAATCTCATATATTGTATTTAAGCTTTTCTCTATAAACAGAAACGACCCCTTGCGGGGTCGTCTATTAATTTCTGTTTAGACTTCTTATTTGAAGAATTCGCCCTTTTTAACAGTTGACTTAACGTCAAACTTTTTAGTGCTTTGAAGTGACTTGTCGAATGACTTAGCTGGCTTAAGTTCTGGATCTGATTCAACATCACCGCCGTGTGCTTTACCACTATGAACCTTTACGGCACCTTTTACTTGACCTTTAGCTTTTGACATGAGATCATGACCGGCTTTGCCTACTGGCTTTAGTTCAGTTGCTTCTTTAACAGCCTCTTCTTCAGTTTCTGTCTCTTCTGAGGCTTCTTCGCCTTCGTTACCGAATTTAGCTTCTTCTTCACCTTCTTCTGAACTACCTTCTTCAGAGATTTTATCGAGAATGTTTTGGAGATGATCCATTACTGATTTAAGATCTGATACGAGATCAGATACTTCGTCCTTATCACCTTCGAGCTCGTCAACCATATCTTCGTTTGAAGTAGGTACTTCAACTTCCATTTCCATTTCTGGCATTTCGCCCATTTCTTCGTTGATTGTAGCTTTGAAGAGTTTTTCAAATGAACCTTCAAATGATTTGGTTGGTTTTTCCATAGAGTCGTTTAATTTTTTTGGTTCACCAGTAAGAACCATTGTGCCTTCCATTTCTTCTGGATCTTCTACATCCTTCTTGACTTTCTCTGTTGCGCCGCCTGCTACTAGACCAACTTTACCGTTTTTAGCGATTTCTTGATGTCCAGCAGGGACTACTACGTTCGATGTCTTACTTGATTCTTCGTTAAGAAGAACTTGGGAGGAGTAAATTTCTTCAAGAGGATTTTTCTTCATATGTTATAATTATATTTATTCTAAAAGGGGTAATTTTCTATAGACTAACCTTTTATTTCTAAAAGAGTAACGGACGAAGATGCTCTTTCACAAACATTATTATCTGTATCAGTAACAGATCTATTTAAATGAAATGGTGTTGCGCCTGCTGGTCGAAAGTAAAACCTGTAAGTAACTGGGCTAGTTGTACCCGGGGTATCGTAAAATTGTATATAGCTATTAGTCATTGTACTAGTATTATCAACGTCATAAGGCATGGGGGATATACCTGTATTACGGGACCCAGCGGTGACTGCATTTCCTAAAAGTCCTTGATCAGTACCTCCCACAAACCGTCTTAAACGATAAACAGCATCATGATACCCCTCACCATTAATCATTGCTTGAATAAGAATTTTACTTGTATTTAGTTTTGGTGTAATTGTGGTACTTAGAGCAGCTATTTCTGTTTCGGTATTTGCAATACCGTTATAGGTTACTGCAGTATTTGTAAATACATTAACGCAGTTTAAAACCATGCCTGATGCAACTTTAGTATAGTCAATTACAGATGCAGAAAGATTCTGAACAGCAGTATCAAGATTATCTAAGCTGTTATTAATAGGTTCATAACAGTCTCCAATACAGTCTGTTTCGTTAAATGCTGTTGTATGTACACGTGCCATAATTTATTTGTAATATACTGCTAATGATACATATTCTGGGTTTACAAATGTTCCAGATAGATCATGTATATTTATAGTAGCAGATGCAGGAGTAAAGGCTGTTGTAGGCTGCAACCAAGTATAAAAAGGGCTTGCAGCTGTAGAGCTCGAACTACCTACAAGTGCATAGCAAAGGCTTGGGAAAGCAGTTCCAAATGTTACAGCATAACGCCCTGTACCTGAACTTGAAACGGACATATTGTAAGAAGCAAATACTGTTGGTATTGCACCGGAATTACCATCAAAGACAATCCATGCTTTTGGTATACCGGGAGCTTTAGCTGATAATTCTAAATAACTTGAACTAAGAGCTAATAAGTCTTGAGTTAATCGGGATAGCTCTGTGCTATCTTCACAGGCTTGTTGCTGTAGTTTTAAAAAATTTGTGTTTATGGTAGCTAAAGAAGTACCAACACACTCATCTAAGTCTATGGTGGTTATTGCATTTGGCAATTCACAGATACTCATAACTTATATTACTATAATAGATACGTATTCGGGATCTGCTATATCAGATGCATTAATTGAACGTATATAAAGTTGTACGAAATTGGTATCTCTTAGGCTAGGTTGAGCCCAAACAAAATTACCACTACCAGCTGCTTTTTCACTGCATGTAGCTATAACACCGTAATTAGTGTTCGTAAACGGAGTTGTAAATGTTGCTTCAAATAAACCACCTGTAGAGTATTTAGCTACAGATGAAACATTATAACTATTACGAATTAATCTATTACCTAAGGAAGTTACTGTATTTGCAGTATTTCTAGTAGCATCAAAAACAACCCAAGCTCGAGCTGCTCCAGGTGTTACAGCCCCTGACAGACCAATAAGCTGGTTGGTAAGATTTGTAATGTTGTTTTCTATATCGGTAATTCTGTTAATATTATCACAAACACCGTCACTTAACGAAGCAAAGTTATCGTTAATACCAGCTAAAGAATTACCGATACATTCATTTGATTGGATTACTGAAACTGTAGGACAGGACATTGTATAGTATATTTAATTAGAGAGTTGTTGCTTCACAACTTGGATCAAAGTAATCAATTAAAGTTTCAAAGTTCTCCCAGAGATAACTTATAACACGATTAACAACTGTAGAAGTTACAATTTCGTTTTGACCAATAATCATCTTTTCTTTTCCGTGTAAAGGTGCTTTATAAGATTTGCAAGGGTTTGTTCCGTCAAAAAGTAGAGTATTTCTAAAGATTTCTATATTATCCCACATTCTCTGAAATGCCTTTGTGTAAACCCAGTTCTGTACGTACTCTTCTTTATTAATAAGAAGATCCTGTAAAGTCCAGTAATTAGAAGGCAGGGCACCTTTAAGAAGTTTTTGAGTCATTAAATCAGGGTACTTTAAAATTTTATCTCCAGCTGTTATTAATAGGTTTCTAAACTCATCTTGATATAGACTTGTGATAGTTGGTAGATTTTCTTTTTCTTGAATTATGTAACCAGCAAATACGCCGTTTCTAAAGAACTTAAGAACCTGAGTTTCAAGAGCAAGATAAATTACCTCTCTATTATATGAGGTATTAATTTTTACGGGTGCACTTGAAGTCGTGAATTCTGTATATGAGTAACTTTGTTTGTAGATACCTTCATAGGAGTAGACTCGAACTTCTTTACTTGTTAATACATGAACCATCTTTTGACTGTCTACGGCAACAGATAGTGGGGCATTAGCTTTTAACTCGTCATCAGTTATAGTATTAAGCCAGGTTCCAGTGTTTGAATAATGCTTAATGCAACTGTTCCCGGTATCAGTTACCCAGACGTCATCAAACTGATCTATATGAAGATCGTTCGGGTTTGAAAATTTATTAGTAGAAGCAGCTGTTCCAAACCCGCCCCAGTTAGTAAATAACGTCCAGTCATCTCCAGGTGTATCGGGCTCATAGGTGTAAACGGCTACTTGAGATAGAATATTATCAAGTACATAGATTTTATTGGAAGAATCCATGCATATATTTTTGATATTAGAAAATGCTAATATCCCATCAAAAGAATCTCTATAACTATAATATGTAGCTGTATAATCAGATTCTAAAAGTTTAATAATTGTTTTTAAAGATGTATAAAGTTTATTTTGTTTTGAAACAACCCCAGTAAAGGTACATCTTTGTTGTATGGCAGGAGATGGTATGGGGTCATAGTAAGTATCTAAGTTAGGTAAATCAACATTCCAGACCCCTTCATCACAAACAACAACGCGAGATTCATCACAGGGTTCGTAGTACCACCGCTTTTGATACTGGGCACCTGACACTGAAGACTGCCAAGTAGTCTCAAATGTATTTGTTGAGTTTGCTTTTTTTCTAGCTTTCCAATTCCAATCGACACAATATTTTTCTCTACAGTTAGGATTAAAAAACGCGTTAAGGCAATCAAGATCTACCCAAGTACCACAATCAACCCACTGACCTATTGAGCTTGGATCAGTAGCTGATGTTGGAGGTATATAAACATCTCTCCAAGTTACTGAGTAAGGAAGAGTTGTATTAAGACAATCTAGATCAGCCCAGGTCCAAACCGGGCAACCAGTTACCCCGGTTACTAAAATATTAGGTTGAGCTCCAAGATAACCAAAATAATCTGAAAAAGTGCCTGTGTATGCCCGGCCGCGAGATTCAAGATATTCTAGGTTTTCATAGAACTTTTCAAAACAGTTATTAATATTGTCTTCAACTGCCCAGTCATTAGTGCCTACTTTTGGTTGATCAGGCCATGGTAGCTCAATAGGGGTTAGGACAGAACGATACTCTCTAGGTGAAACAGTATCATACACACTCACTACCTCTATAATATCGGGTAATGTAACCGTATAGGGCACTTCAGTGTAATTTAAGTACGAGGTTACTTTTAGCGTTTTAAATCCTACGACATCATAACTTACACTAAAAGAATTTGTAATATTACTTCCGGTTAAAAATATTTCTTTGCTATCATCTAGATCAATTCGTAAACCGGTAACATAAGCTAAGTTAGTAATAAGGTTTTCGAAATTAAGGTTAACACCTGTAAGGTTATACCTATTTGGTGTATAAAGTTTTACAAGAGGTGGTGCAATTACTTTAAAGGTATATGATTCATCGATAAATGCCGGTTCACAGGTTATTGGAGCGGTTACACTGCAACAGGTCCCTGTTACTTGAGCTCTAACTGTTACGAGGGTGTCTTGATAGATATTAATTTTATTATATTCGGTTCCGTAGTCTTCAAATCTTAAACTGTAAATAAAATCGGTTGTTGCTGAAAGAGAATTTATTTCTGTGTATATTTGAGGCCAGTTAGAGGCTGAAAGGGTCCAGGTTATTTTATCAGCTGTACATGATGTAGTTGCAGGGCTAAAGAATTGCGCTGATAACCCGCCTTCGTTTCTCCATTTTTTAGGAAAAAGTCCGGGAGTTGTAGTTATATAGCTAGTAGTATTAGGGTTACCTGATAGCCCTAAACAGTCTACCGTAGCCCAGGAAGAAGGGTAGGGAGTTTTAGTTGAGCTAAGCTGGGGTATAGCTGATAATTCAAATGTAGACCATTTCCATAAAATGCCATATTTGTCAAAACATCTTTCGAGAGGTAAAGCACCTGAGAGACCAGCTTGTATAGAAGCGACAAAAAACGCCTCTCTACCATCTACGGGTAGAAACACAGTAGGTGTTGCACCGGGATCAAATATATTAGGAATAGCAGATAAAGACATTTATAGTAATATTTAAAGAGTTATTCGATCCATTCTACTTTGAGTAATTCAGCATATGCAGGTTTTAATTGCATTACTGCTACTTTGATGTCATCTTCAATACGCTTTCGAACTGTAGGATCAGTAATACTTGTCCCGGAAAGTTTTAGTTTAAAGAATATACTTTTAGACCCAGGCATTTTATGTTTAAAAAATCTTTCTATAACTTCAACGTATTGCAGGGCAGCTGTAGGTATATTCCAGGTTATATTAGTAGCTGATATTTTTTCACGGACAAAAAATAATATAAATTTAGCTTCTATAGCATAATCGTAGATACGAACAGTGTCAATATAACCATTCCAAATTACAGAAGTTGAGTTAATTTCTTTGTTGAGATTGTCTGCTTTACCGCAAGGGGATCCAATAAACAGATCGTTTTTAAATTCATAATTTAAATCTAGATTGCCTGGTAACACTGTTGAGTCTCGTAAGTAGTTATCGATGTATAAATTTAATGTATGATTTTTAAGTGTAGCTGTAACTAAGTGCCATGCATCATTTACAAGATACTGCGCAGGTACTGAAAGAGTGTATGTAGAATTTGGTAAACTACGATTTGGGGATTTAACAGCAACTTTTAGTTGAAGTTGTGGGTTGTTGTTATATAAAATCTTATTAAAGATTCTTTTTTGTTCATACCCGGTGAAATCTCCTTTTCCGGTAAAAGTTAAAGCATCAACGTTCTGGGTCTGTGTTGCTGGGTCTAGGGTGTTGAGACTCTGAGGTAAAAATATATCGTTAAATATTTTACCGTCTAGCGTTACAAAGTATAAAGTTTTTTCTAAATTATGATATAAAACAGCATACCAGGTAAAGGAATTTGTAGCTCTACTATAGTCTTTTATAAAGCTTATATTTTTTTCATCTGACTGATCGGTTAAAACCCCAACTTCATATGTAGCTTTTAGGTTTTTGTTAATAGTATCAATTTTATAGATCTTATTATAGTCAGCTAAAAACCATACATCGTTATTTGGATCTACAGCAATATTAGTTCCGGTGCCGTTTGCAGG